CGGAATACTTCGCCTGGATCTCGTGAAGGGTGAGCCTCGCGCCCTTGCCGGCGGGCGCGCGGCGCGGGAAATTGTCGGTGAGGACTTCGTAGGTTTTCATTTCCATAGGGTTCTCCTTCAGTCGCTGGGCGGCGGGCCGGACCGTTCGCCGCCCCGCTCGACCTCTGTGTGGTTGTGCTTGTCCCCGACGAAAACGCCGTTGTGGGCGAAGGCGCCGCCGCCGGCCTTGAAGTCGCCGTCGACATGGAGGCGGCCCTTCACGTCCAGGCCAGCGGCATGGAAGCGGAAGACGGAGGAGCCGATCGTCTGGATCAACTCGCCATCGGCGGCCTGTTCCGGGTAGGCGTTGGCCTTCGAGAAGCCGCCGAGGATGACGCGGGAGGCGCGCCCCAGCTCGCCATCGGGCGAAAGCACCGTCACCCGCTCGCCGATCGACGGCCGCGAGATCGTCTTCACCGTGCCGGAGCGCTCGGAAAACTCGATCCAGGGCGTGATGACAGGCGAGCCTTCCGGCCCGACATCGACCTTGACCCTGCGCGGATCGCTCGGGTGATGCTGGACAACCGTGCCCTCGCGCATCTGGTTGTAGAGGCGGCGCTTCAGCTCGCGGGTCTCGATCGACTGGCGGATGAGATGGCGCTGGAGGATGTGATCTTGACGGGTCACAGGTCCATCTCCTCGATGTCGAAACCTTCCGGCAGCTCGATCTCCATCGTGACTTCGCTTTCGGCCTTCGCCCGATCGACGCCCACGATGACAGGCACCTTGAAGAGAACCGCCCAGAGCGCGATTCCGTCCTTCTCCAGCTCCTCACCCTCGGCAATGTCGATGGCGAGATCCTCGCACAGCCCGACACCCGGGATGGCGGGCCACGCGCGTTCCTCGTCGGCCATACCGGGCGCGAAGCCGGAAAGGGTGTCCTGGACGGTAAGCGCCAGCGCGATCGCCCTGTCCTGGCTGTCGATCAGGTCACCATCGGACGCGACCACGGCCGCGGCAAACGGGACGGACAGCAGGCTTTCGTCGGTGGGCAGGCGCACGGCCGAGATCTTGCCGAAGAGGCCGACGCGCAAGGCCGGCGAGAATACGGAGAGCGCCCGGATGTCCTCGACCGTCATGCGGCCGCGATGGCGGCCGACGTCGCGGAACTCGGGGTGAGCCGTTTCCAGAACGGCGACCAGGCGCTTGTTGATTTCAGCGAGCATCGCCGGCACCCCGCAGGATAAAACCTTCGGTAAAGCGGACGATCTCGGCCGCGTTCGCCGCCGAGATACCGACATAGGGGCGCGCCGGGATGGTGACCTTCTTGGAAAGAACGAAGTCGCCGCCGACCGAGAAGGCCAGCGCGTTCTTGTTTTTCGGGACGATATCGCCGCCGTGCTGGTGAATGCCGGCATAGATCAGGTTCGAGCCGACCTCGACTTCCCGGCCGCCGACCTCATGATGGATGCTGTCATCAAGGGCGCCGGAGCGGAAGAGGATCGATGTGCCCTCGGAGTTCGCCTTCCAGGCCGCGCCATCCGGCGACGTCTTCTCCGAGCGGATACGGCGCTGGGTCTGGGAGGTCACGAGCACGCCCAGCTCGTCGAGATATTGCGGCACATTCGGATCCGCGATCTCGGCGACGACATCCGCGGCCTCCTCGACACCGCTGACAACGATCCTGACAGCCATCAGATGATCTCCGTCTTCCGCGTGAAATGCCGCTCGCGCGAGATCACGAACACGTCGTTGGAACCGGATGCGCCGGCCATGCCGGTGTCGGGATTGGATGCCGGCTGGTTGCCGGCAAGCGTGACCTCGCCCTTCGCCACCTGCTGGAAGAGCTTCAGGGCGTCCTCGTAGCGCTTGCGCATCTCGTCGGTGCCCGTTACGCGGTCGCGGGACTGCATGTAAACGGCAACGTCCATCACGGCCGAGACGAGGAAGTCGGGCGGCGTGGCGAGCGGCACGGCGTACTTCTTGTCGATGTAGCTGTTGGCAAGGCTCGTGGCGCGCACCAGGACGGCATTCAGCGCATCGTCGTTGCGCTGGCGCGTTCCGTCCCGGTCGGAAAGCTTCAGGACGAAGGTGGCGCCGTAGGCAAGCTCCAGATCGGCAATGGTCGCATACTGGGTCATGGCTTCGTCCTGGTGAGATAAAATGCGGGAGGCGGGCCTTAGCCCCTACGTTCGCAACGTCCCCTGTCCGGATCTCTGACCTTCCGGGTCGATGGGTGCTGACGGCCTCGCGAGCCGGACCAGACCTCCCTCCGGGGTATTGCTAGCGAACGAGGCGAAGATCCTTTTCTCCATCGAGGAGCTGCTTCTGTTCCTCGGTCAGCTCATCGATGTTGACCGGAACGGCCTCGCCGGGCGGGAAGCGGATGCCGGCGCGGCGGATGCCGTTGACCGACATCAGTTTCACGATCCGGCCTTCCTTCTCCGTCTCGCCCGCATTGCCGGCGTTCGCTTCATTGTTGGTTTCGGAACCATTGAGGGCTTTCGCCATGGGTTTCTCCTTTGCGGGTCTCGGGAAACGGGTGCCGCACCCGTTTCCGAAGGCCCGCCAGCGGCCGAGAGGAGGGACCGCCAGCGGAATGCGCGCCGCTCACGGCGCTGGGATCACGGAAGCCAGGGAACGACCAGGACTTCGACCTTCTTGTGGTTCGGGTTGTCGGACCCGTTGGCGAGGCGCTGGACGGTGATGATCTCGTCGGCCTTCGACATGTTGCTGGGGCCGACGAGAAGAAGATCGGGAACGATGCCGAGCGGTTTTCCGCCGTCGCGCTTGAACTGCATCATGGCGAGATAGGCCGCCTCGAAGTTCGCCTTGCTAAGTTCGGCCTTCGAGCCAAAGGCCGTCTGCCAGAAGCCGTAGCCGGCCGCGCCGCGCGCACGGGTGCCGTAGCGGAATTCGTCGCGGTTGAAGACGTCGTCGGACGTCTCCGGATTATCCTTGATGATCAGCTCCGCCTTTTCGCGGTCCTGGTAGATGAACGGCTTGAGGGAGCGCTTCGTGCTGAGGAGATACCAGGGTGCCGACGCGCCGGCCTGCATGTTCGACACGGACTGCTCGACGCCCTTGTCGTCGACAACCGGATGATCGGTGTCGAAGAAATACTGGCCGTCGTAGCACTTCGACGTGAAGCCGCCCGGCAGCGCTTCCAGATAGATCAGCTCTTCGGGAAGGCGCGCGGCATTCTCGCCCATCATGGCGATGGCCGGAGTGAAGGTGCCGTATTGGTCGTCGGAGATGGAATCGCGCGGTACGGCGACCGTCTCTTCGTACTTCTTGTTCTTGAGCTGGTAGACTTCGCTGTCGAGGTTCTTGACGAAACGCTCGCCGATCCACTCGCGCATGCCGGAGGTCTGCTTCATCCAGCCGTAGGTTTCGATCAGCGTCGCGGACGGAATGACCGTGGTGATGCGCAGATAGGTCTGGGCAACGGCAGAGAAGGCATTGCGATACGCGGTCTTGTAGCCCGTATTCAGAATGCCGAGATTGGATTTGTTGATGATCATCGGATGATGCCCTCGCTGAAAAAGATGATTGCGGCCGATCAGCCGATGGTGACCCAGACGCCACCGGCGTCCACGTCGAAGCACTTGCCGGCAACGGACTGGGTGTTGCCGCCGGCATTGGTCGCCGAGACCGTCTCGTCATCGACGATGAAGACGTCCTTGCCGATCGACGCGGCCGTGACCGGGTCGCCGGAGGAGTTCTTCAGGTAGAAATGCCCGCGGCGGACCTTCACCTTGATCGCGCCGGCCGCGCCGCCGGTGTTGTCGGCGGTCTCCTGGGCAAGGCCGAGGGCGACGAGGCCGGGCGCTGTGCGGCCGGGTGCAGCGACACCGGCATCGTTGACGGCGATCGTGCCCTGCCAAATGCGGGTTGCCGCCTTGACGCCAACCTCTCGGTCGTCGCCCTGGCGGGTGATGGTGTTGCGGGGACCTGTGGCGGCCATGAGATGCTTCCTTTCAAATGGGCGCCGTCAGCGGTCGCCGTTGTGGTTGCGTGTGCAGGCCGATCAGGCGGCTTTTTCGTCGCGCACCTTCTTCGCGTCCTCTTCGCAGACGCCCATGCGCCGCAGCACCTCGACTTCCTCCGCCGAGAAAGCGCCGCCCTTGCCGGTCTCAGCCGCCCGCGCCGCCGGATCCTCACCGGGCTTGACGATCGGCGTCATGCGGGAAAGGCGCTCCTGGTACTTTTCGACGCCGATCGCGCGGCAAAGCTCGATCTCGCTGTCCTTGATGGCGGGAATGACCTTGCCGCTGGAAATCGCCTCCTCGACGGCCGCCGTGACGGCACGATCGGTGTCGGCCTTCTTGAGCGTCTCGATCTCTGTCTTCTGCTGGGCGCAGAGTTCGACGACGACGTCATGGTCCTTGCGGGCGACGAAAAGTTCCGGATCCGGCTTCTCCGCCTTGCGGGTGAGAAGCTCGACCTCCGCCTTGTTGGCATTCAGCCTGGACAGGATCTCGGCTTCAGTCGCGGTTTCGGGCAGGCCGAGCGCAAGGGCGATGGCTTTCAGCATGTCGTTTTCCTCTTCGGTGGGATCGCGGCGCAGCAACGCCGGCAGGTAAAGGGCGGGGTCGTTCGTGAGCGCGACGGACGAGATGCGCACGACGTTGCGGCTGGCATCCGGATGCACGACGGGCGAAATGTAACGGTAGGCCTTGCTCTCGACCGCCTCGCGGCCCTCGCGGTTCCACTCGACCTGTCCCCAGAGGGCACCGTCGCGAACGTCGACGTCCTTCACCCAGGCGACAGCAGGCGCGGACAGCCCTGTGGGCGCGCGAAGGTGGGTGGCATGCTCGTAGTCCACGGGCATGTCCTTGCGATCCTCGCGGAACGCTGTCACGACGACGTCGGGCGTCAGGTTCGAAAAGGTGCGGCCGTCGCGGGCCACGATCTCGCCGGCAGGAACCAGCAGAATCCACTCCGGTGCGGTCGGGCTGTCCGGCAGAGCTTGTGAGCAGAGAATGGCGGCGGTGCTGTTTTGCATGGCCGGACCATCGACGATCACCGGCACAAAAAAGAGGGTCCGAAATCGGACCCGCACCATCAGTCTGGGGGAAGAAAACCGGCACGAGCTATGCGGGCTGGATGGGCAAACCGTAGACGGGACGGCCGAGGATCGCAAGGGGCGTCTTCAATCGCGGGAGAACATCAAAATTAAAGGCCATTTAAACGCCGTGGGCGCGCTATCGCCGCGTTGCGGAGCAATGACGCGGTAGAGTGTCCTGCGCGCGTCCCTGGCCGACTGGTGCGCCGATCCACAATCCTTGAACTACGCTGCGGAAGGACGTATGTTCTTCTTGCGCGCCGATCAGTGTGCTGTCCGTTTGAGGGCTGGGAGGGATCACGTCCTCCGCGCGCATCAATCATCCTTTAATCGCTGTTCAACGCGCCGCACCTGGTCGAGACGATCGGGGCTTGCTGAATGTAGCGTGACCAGGCGTAGGAAGCCGGAGGCCATCTTGCGCACCGCTCCGACGAAATAGGTTCCGTCGAACCGCCTCCAGAACTGACGGCTACCGTCCGGGCGACGAACCTGCTCACCGTCATCGACCATGGACTGAAAATCGGCGAAACGCTTCAAGTCCGTCATGGCGTGCTTTTCGGTTTTCACGTCGATCGCGCGATTGCTGACCGCGATGAGCGTGCCGCGCGCGCCCAGCTCGGCCGCCAGCGCGGGAGCGACGGCAACCGGCAAGTCCACCTGCTCGCTCATGCGCATATAGGCCTCCGGCGCGCGGCTTTGCCAGAAATCGGCGATAACTCTTTTCGCCTCGCCCACCGGCGCCGCCTCGAGGCGTTCCGACAAGGCGCTGACCAGCGTCTTCGCGCGCGTCTTGCCGGGATTGGTATGCCAGCCGGGGTCGATGCCCTCCGGCACCATGGTGATTTCGCCGGTACGCTTGTTACGGAATTCCTTCCAGGTGATTTCCGGATCGGGGCTTACGCCGCCGGCCGCTTCGCACTCGAACTGCGAGATCTGGCGAAGCCGGCACTTACAGCCCCATCCGTTGGGGCAGAAGTGCGTGTCCCAGAATACATGATCGACGGGGAGCCTGGTGCCCTTCAGGGCTTCATGGTGGGGACGGTGATGTTCGCTCGGCCCCAGCTCGTATTCGAAATACGGCAAGCCAAGCTTCGTGCGCTGTGCGCGCTCCCATTGCCCCGCGGCATAGGCCGGCCTGGTGTTCCCCCAGTAAATCGTCTGAAGTCGGCGCGGGCTGCCGAGCTGGGCGATCTTCTCCTTGCCGGTGGCCGGGTCGGTCATGGGCTTTTTGCCCCACCATCCGAGCGCTTGCAGGCGAGGCGTCAAAGTCTCGCGGAACTGATCGAACGGCACGCCCTCGCGCATGGCTCGCTCGACCTCGCCCCGGATAGCCGCAAGCACATCCATTTCCATCGCCTTTGCGACGGTGAAGGCGTGGGCGTGTTCCTCACCAAAGAGATCCTGCCAATGGAAGGAGGGCTTGAAGCCTTTGCCTTCCAGATAGGCCATCGCCTCCGGCGGCGGGTTATGCCGGCGGGCGCTCTCAGCCATCGCTGCCGCCGCCCATCACGCGGGCAACGAAGGTGGCGGCGGCAAGCCGGTTGGTCATGTTGGCCGTGTCGCCCTGGAGACCTTCGATCACCTTCAGGAAGGACGAGAAGTCGCCGGCCTCGGCCGCTGCCTTGCGGATCGCCTCCATGAGCGGCGAAAGCTGCTCTTCCCATTCGCTCGCCATCTCCTCGGCGAAACCTTCGGTGATATCGTCGGCGGCGATCGAGAGCGGTAGCGCTGACTTTTCGAAGAGCCGGCGCATCGCCTCGGCCGCGTCCTTCGGGGGAGTGCCCTTCGGGGGCTCGACCTTCTTTGCGCCGCCCAAGACTTCCTCGCCCTCGACGGGATCCCGCCAGCCGAGCTTTTCCCGGACAGGGCCGGCCGGGACCGTGCCGCCCATCTCGACGAAGATCTTCGTCGCATCCATGAGCAGCTTCAGGTCTTCCGGGTCCGGGACCGGGAACGTAACCTGGGGCGCATCGACATTGCCGCCGTAATTGAAGGCGACATAGGGATCGACGACGTCGCGCTGAACCGTTGCGGCCATGTCGTCGCCATCGGCGCGAAGGATGAGCAGGCGGATATCGTCATGAACGTTGGCCTGCGCCTCGGACGAACCGTCGTCCGATGTCATGGTCTGCCCGAGGATCAGCTTGGCGAACTGGTCATCGAGATATTCCGCCATGCCCCTGAAGGCGTTTTCGCCGGCATTGCCCGCCTTCGTCTCGATGAATTCGAGCAGCATCGATTCGGGAATGATGCAGCCGCCATCGGCCGCGACGTTTGCTACCGCCCGCAGGAGCGCCCGCTTATCGTCGTTTGAGGCGTTCGGTCCGTACTTCCCGACACGGAACGGCATGCCGTAGATTTCCAGGAAGGCCATCCAGTCCTTCAGGCTGAAGGACTTCAACATGAAGATCCACGCGGCGGTACGCGCGAGGCCCTGCCGGATCGGAATGCCTGACTTCAGGGTCGGGATGTGCACGACATACTTCGCCTGTGGCAGCTCGACGCCTTCGAAGACGCCGTCCTGGCGAAGGCGCAGTTCCCGGCCGGTGATGCGGTCGAACTGGAAATGGCGCGGGTCGCGCGGAAGGATGCGCGGCAACGTCCAGGCCGAGCCATCCATGCGCCAAAGGTTCTCGCCAACCGCGAAACCCTTCGCGATGCCATCGGCAAGGTGCATCATCGTGCTGCGGAAGGCAGTCGTGCCGAGCATGCGCTGGACGTTGGCGGAGATTTCCTTGTCCCTCTCGCTCTTGCTGGCGGCCTCGACAACAGGCGTGAGGTTCCGGATCGCAAGTTTCCGCTGCCCGAGCGCCATGCGATATTGCGGCTCGCGCTCCTCCATCTCCTCAGCGAGCGTCAGGTAATCCCGAAAGTCGCCGCCGGGCTCGCCACTGTCGCGCATCATCTGGGCGAGCTTGGCGGGCGTCAGGCCGGACGCGACTTGTTCGCTCCAGATCGAGCGCACGCCGGTCAGCGTCGGCGTGCTCTGCTCTTCGGTCAGGATCTTCTTTTCCGGTGCGCGCAGCGGCTGGCCGTAGCGGTCGATCAGGGTCATCACCAAAGTCCTCCGCGGCCGAACGCGGAACCGCCATCGCTGCGGTCACGCTCGGAAAAGTCGTCGCCATCGAGATCGCCGATGGACTGATAGCCATATTCGTATTGAGGCTGGGCGGCGGCGTGGATGCCGAGAAATGCCGCCCAGGTCCGGTCGGCATGATCATCGTCGCGATCGGCGACGAAGCGTGGCGCGCCGGTCGCCGAGGCGACCTTCCGGAGCTTGTGAAGATCCGACCGGAGCGGGGGATCGCCTTCGGGGATACGGACCTTGCGATCTTCGAAGGCATCCTTGCCGGCGGTCGCCATCACCAGCTTGTTCGGGCCCGTGAACAGCACGCCCTCGATGACGGAACCGTAACGGCGCTGCGCGTCCTCAACGACCTTTTCGCCCATACCGGTCTGGTCGATGCAGGCGCGGGCCACACGGTATTTCCGCATCACTTCATCAAAGGCCATGTCCATTTCGAGGAAGGTGGCGCGTTTCTGCTCGATGATCTCGCGGCACCAGAGGACGTCGCCGATCTTCTCCCAAACCCAGATCACATGAAGGTCGCGGCGTCGGCCGATATCGCGGCCGACGAAACAGGGATTGCCCTCATATCGAGAGGGATCGCCCGCATGCTCGTCCTCGACGGAGTTGATGAGGTCGTAGGATAGCCAGGCGCTCGCCTCGTCCAGCCATTTCAATTCGAATTCCTGCGCCCAAAGATCACTATCGGCGAGACCGGCCCGCAGCTCGTCAATGTCGCGAGGCAAGCCATCGGCGACGGCCTGGTAGATATCGACGCTGTGGCGAGACCACGTCTTGTCGTTCGCCGTCATCAATTCGTAGAACTTGTTGCCCTTGCCCTTCGGCGTCGATGTTACGCGGATCTTCCAGCCCTTGGAGATTACGGGGAAGAGTGCGCCCCAGATCTCCTTGCTGTCCTTGTGGATCGCGAACTCGTCGAGAAAGACGTTTCGGGAAAAACCGCGTGCCGTGTCGGGATTCGCCGGCAGCGCCAGGATGCTGTTGCCGTGCGGAAGGATGACCTCCATGGCCTTGTGCGTGCCGCTCTCCCCCTGCCAATCGTATTCTTTCTCCTCGAAGACGAGCCCGTAGGCTTTGGCGTGGGGCTTGATCGCCTCGTTGATGGCCTCGCGCGCCTGGCGCTCGCCGCGCGACAGGATCACCCAAGGCGACCTCCGTCCCTGGGCGGCGGCGACATAACCATCATCGACTATCTCAAGACCCGTGGTGAAGGTCTTGCCGGTCTGGCGCGAGAACATGCCGATCTTGAAGCGCGGCCGGTCAAGGAACCACTTCTGCTGATATGCGTAGAGGGGAACAGCGGGCTTCATTCCTCGAAGATCCCGTAGATTTCTTCGCGGATTTTCTTGATGACGGCCATGCCGTCCTGCTTCTGGCTGGTGCCATCAGCCGCGGCAGCGGCGGCATCCACCGCCTTGAGCAGCTTCGCCTTGGCCTCCTCTTCGCCCTTCCGGCGGTGCTCGGCAGAATGGCGTTGAGCGACCACGGTATCCTTGTATGCCCGCGCCAGCTCCATCGCGCCCTTGGTGTCGATCTCGTCCTTGTCCATAAGGTTGTCGATCAACAACTTCAGGAATTCGCCAAGCACGACGTCGTTGCGGCCGATCTCCTCGGGGGTCAGCTTTTCCGCAATGCCGGCATAGACATATCGGCGCTCCTCAAGCTGCATGACGCGTTTGGCGAGCCGGGCTGACCGGCGATAGAAGGCAGACTTTGAGATCGGGCCAATGCCCTTCACCTCAAGACGGTCATTCAGCTCGAACAGAATGTCAGCGGTCGTACGGCGGCGCTCGTTGAGCTGACCGACCGCCCAGATAACATCGTCCTGGGCTTCCTCGGGGAGGAGTTCAAGGCTGTCGAGCCGTCCACGACCGCGGCGATCCTCCATCATCTCAGCGCCCGCCAGGAGATGGGCGCTGGATGCCGGGAATGTTGATCAGGCCCTGAAGGTGCTGCTCACCGCGTTCCGTCAGCTTGGCAATCATGACGGAACGAGCCTGGTGGGTCTCGATCGCCTTCATCGAAACGAGATACCGGAACTCCTCCTCGACCCATTCGCGCGGCTGGTCGATCACCCAATCCTGAAGAAGGATGCGGCGCATCGCTTCGGACGTGATGCTCTTGTTCGCTTGGAGGTCGAGTTCCTTCAGGATGATGAGGCGGGTTTCTTCCGCGATGACCTGTTGCGCGCTCATGTCCGTGCCCTATCCAGCAAGATTTCCTGAAGCCGCCGGCCGAGGGCATCTACAGGCTTCATGCGCTCGTCGAGCGCGGCTAGCTGCCCCTGGAGGGACTTGTCCAGGGTGGCGAGCTGGCCGGCCATGCGCTCGATCGTGATCTCCATACGGTGGGCGGTGTCACGATCGGGCAGATGTTTCATGTCCCCTTCGAGCTGCTGGACCTTTTCAGCGACAGATTCAGAGCGCTTCTCCAGCTTCACGACACGCTCTTCGAGCAACTTTTCGCCTGATGCGAGGATGGCTTTGAGCTGGGTGCCGAGCGCGATGATAGAAAGCGCTGCCCCGATCCAGGGCATGATTATGGAAAGGTCCATCAAGGAATTTCTCCGGCAGTGTCGACGGCCGCGACCGCAGCCGCCCGTCTCGTTTCGCAGATGCGGAGCGCCGCGCGATCGGCACCCCAGTTGGTGGCAACCTCCCGGGAAGAAAGGTCACGATCGGGAAGCTGGCGCGGGTCGGCGCATGCCTGGCGAGCCGCGTCAGGCAAGACGGGGCGCTGCATTTCCACGCGCACGGTCGGTTCCGGGCTAGTTTGGGAGCACGCGGACACGATCACGGCCAAGGCCACAATCATCACCGCCGGGCAGCGCCGCATTGGTCGCCTCCAGATTTGCAAGTTGGATTTCGACCGCGCGCACACGAGCGTTCGCGTCGGTCTCGATGGCAAGGGCCGCCCTGGCCTGATCCGCCAATTGACGATTGGCTTCGGCGTTTGCGCGCTCAATCTCACCGCTCCAGTACCCGTCGCGCGCCTCGGCAGCAGTGCGCGCAGCGCGCTCCAGCATCGTGTCGAACCTCACCAGGATCGCCCACAGCAAGGCGAGCATGAAAACGACGAGCACCCCGCCGGCGAGGACGGGGAGCGCCACCTTTCGAAGAAGTGTCAAGGCGACGGTCATGGGACCTCCCCGGAGCCGGGCGTTGCTCCAGGCAAACCGTCCGCCTCCCTCTCCTGGGCCGCGCGATAGTCCATGGACCCGGTGAGACGATGGATACCGACGAGACCGGAAATCAGCAGCACCATCGACGGAACCACGATGGAAGCCAGATCAAGCGCCTCGCGGATGCCGAGGAGCGCACCGGCCGTGATCATGAAGATGATCACCCAGGCGCAGGCCGTCGAATATGCGATCTGCTTTTTCGTGGTGCGGTAGCTCGGGCGATCGCTCATGCCTCGTTCCTCGTAACCGGAACACCCTTTGCATTCACGAAGATGCGGCCGAGCCGTTCGGGTTCACCCGTCTTCGGCCATCGGATATCCGAGAGACGGCCCTTTTCGATACGGGTGATCGAAACGCTGTTGTTCTGGTTGCCGCCGAGAACATGAAAATGGGTTTTGTCTTCGGCGACATACTGCGCAACGTGCCCCCCGCCCGGGCGGGTGAAGGTCATGATCGCGCCGAGCGCGGGTTCGGCGAGCTGCCGACCGAACTTGTTGTAGTTGAGTGCCCCAAGGGGATTGGCGGGCAACGGCTCCCGCGGCAGGGTGAGGCCGATCACATGCGCCATGAAAAGCCCGCACCAGGCGATATCATCATCCTTGAAATAGCTGGCGACCCAGCCGCCCAGGCGTTCCGCCCATCCCATGATGACGGGATTGCTGCCCTTGCCGACGACCTCACGAACGGCCATGAGACGCTTCGCCTCTCGCATCCAGACCGGTTCGGCCGGGATTGGAGGAGCGTGATCGTAGACGACAAGGCCGCTCGGACGGGCATTCGGCGACCTGCGCAGCGCATTCACCGTCGCCTGATCGGCAACACCGGTAATCGGAATCTGCTCGCTCGCCTGAAAGCGCTCGATTGCGCGGTAAAGTTCACGCCCCGCAGCACCGTCAATCGCACCACCATAGGCGCCCCAAAGGCGCAGGCGAGCGATAAGCCATTCTTCAAATGTCATGAAATGTCCCCAAAGAAACGCGGCCTGAAAGGAGCGGTCGATGGGGGGCACCGTGCCAAGATGGTGCTATCTATGAGGATGGTCCGAAATCGGACCCGGCTTCAATCTTCGTCGCTGGGGAACAGGTCGCCAGTTGCAGGAGGGCGATCCATTTTGCGGCGCTGGTCGGTAACGGTCGATCTGGCTACGCCCAGCGCGCGGGAAATCCGGTTGATCGACATGCCGTTTGTCGTCATCTCAGCAATGGCGCGTCGACGACGGCGCATTTGTCCGCCAAGCGCGGGCGGAATGTCAAGGCCATGACCGCCCCAGCGCTTGGCGATCTTGTTGGCGGCCTCGTCCCCGACAAGCTGGACCAGCCAATGGTCATGAGCGACGGGCGGCTTCGGAATGTAAATCCGCTGGCACGATTTGTCCCTGCCGATCAGCAATGCCGCCCGAACACCAGCGACATCGGCGATCTGGTTGAGCAGCGGCGAGAACCACGCGCGGTCGGGAACCTGCTCGTTCAAGTCCGGCCTTCCTTCTCGGCCAGCTCCGAAAGCTCCAGGGCGACAGACGCAAGGCGATGTGCCGCGGCAAACGGTCCGACGAGGCGGGCCAGCTCCGCAGCGGCCGTGTCAACGGCGTCCTGCGCGCTGGAGACCGCGTTCTCGGCCTTGCCGATCAAGGCCTCCAGTTCGGAGATATCGGTCGGCCTCCTGTTCATGTCCGACCCTTCGCCCGGCGCCGGAGCCGACGACCGAAATCGTTCATGACGACGATCCATTCCTTGTCGGTCATGTCGCGGTAGGTTGCCGCGCGGCCGACCAGGTCGGTGACGACAGGCCAGAAATCGCGAGCAGCACCAGGGCAGAGCTTCGACCACTGCGCCACGGCGACCTTGTAACCGTGCTTCAGCATGTAATCCGGGCACGGTCGCCGGTCGGTGAAGTCGACGCCGGCGCGTGCGAGCATCGCCTTCATCCCCTCGATGACGGATTCGGCGTCCTGGTGGTGATGGATGAAGCGCACGTCGGAGAGACCCTTGACCTGCCGGCCGAGGACGAAGGCTTCAATGGCGCTGTCTCGGCGATCATCTATGACGCCGAGATTGTAAAGGGCGATCCAGAGCGCGCGGAACTTCGGGACGTACTTGCCAGCGAACGGCAGCTTTTTCGTGCGGCCGTCCATGCGAGGGGATTTCTTCGAGGCAAAGCCCTCATTCTCGAAAACCTCCAGCACGCGCATCTGCTCGGCCTCGGACATGTCCTTCGTCGAGGACTTGCCGACGATGTTGGAGAGCTTGGCGCGTCGGGTATCAGCATCAAGGCCGGCAAGTTTCGCAGCGGCGTGGATACGGCCGGCAATAGTCATGGCTCGTCGTCCTTTCTCGGAGTGGTCGGGTAAAACTGGGGAACGAAGATGCGGGCATAGACGAACTGGACAGTGCAGCCCTGCGCCTCGAAGGCGTGCCAACGATCCGGATCGTCTGGCGTTGCGATCGTCGAGATCGCTTCGCCCGGCGTACGCCGATACGTATGATCGATAATCGAGCCACCCGGGGTCATGATCGCATAACCCTGGGTGAAGGACGGGGGGATGGGACGAGATGTCAAAAAGTGCGCCATCCTCAGGCCCAATCCCTGTAGAGCAAGGTGCGCGCGACCCAGCGAACAAACCGCCGCAGCTTGAACGACGGGAAGAGGTCACCGTGGAGAATAAGTTCGCCGTCAACTGCACCCCGCATGCCGATCGCTCGGAGGCGAGCCGCGGCATCAATCCAATCGCGACCCTCAACGTGAACGGAGTAGGTGCGATCACCATGACGATAGCTGCAGGTGAACCAGGTAAGCTGCTCACGCATCGCCGCCTCCGGTCGATGCGCTGGCGACAAGCTGCAGCGTCGGCGACAGATCGACGGTTTCGCCCTCTGGCGCTGCGGCCACGTAGGTTATCCCGTCTCGCGTGATCTCATCGATCTTCAAAAGCCAAAGCAGTTCCCCTGCAGAACGCTTCGCCATTTTCGTTTGTGTCGGGGACAGGGAGTTTCGTGCGAGCAGCATCAAGGTCACGAGAGAGTTGATGATAGCCTGCTTTTCACGAGCGCTGAGATCAGTCATGGTCGCCCCCGTTCCCGAATGCGGCTGACGCACAGTTGCACGGATACCCCTGACGCGATGCGCAGCGATCATCATGCAGTCCGGCTCCGGTCGACGCACTGGCGGCGTCGCCAAGCGCCTCAGCAACAGCCTCAAGCACGACCTTGTTGATGTAACTATCGAACCGACCAGGATTGTCGTTGTGGCGCTCCACGGCCTGCAGTGCCGCAAGCATCTTGGGCGCTGCAGCGAACAGCCGAGCACTCGCCTCCAGCTCCTGCGCGGTGGCGCCCCCCTCGGCCTCGTTAATAGCGGCGCGCGCCTCCGCAATTCGCTCCGCCTCCTCGGGGAACCAGTCGGGATCATTCGCGGCTTCGGCATAGGCGACGAGCCTTTTCAGCGCAGCAAGGAGCCTAGGCGCGGCGGTCTCAATGCGTGCGAGAGTATCGGGCACGTGCTCGGGCTGGTCGTCGCCGCGTACTTCGATCACGGCCCCCACATCGACTGTGTATTTACGTCCACAGAAGGGGCAGTAGCTCAGAAACATCGCGGCAGCTTTCGCCTTGCCGCGGCCGGTCTCTATCTGCTCGGTCTCCAACATCAGCGCATCGTGATCGTGCGCACCGAAGATCATTGCCTGCGAAAGGCGGGTATTCCGTGACGCGAGCGCCTGGTTGACTGTTTCGACGCATTTGCAGGTCATTGGTCCTTGCCTTTCTCGGCCGCAATCAGGGCCATCACCGCAGCACGGGCCATCACGTCGACGAGGAAACTCATCTCCGCGTCGGAAGGCGTGCGGTTGAATGTGAAAACAATGGAGTTGGGAGTGGCGCGGGCGCGGCTGTAGCCAACGCAATTGAGGTGCTTCTTCCGCATCGAGACGACTTCACCCACGGTCGCCTCCCGCCCAAATAGCGACGGCTCGGACAGCTCGGCTATGTTCAAGCAGAGCGTCCGTTCCGTACTGCCGGCACGCCACCGGAAACGCGACCAGGAGCGCGTCGGTCATTTGAGCGATCAGGCCATCTTCGAGGGGCCGACCAACAAACGGCCGCATGACGGCTTCGATCGCCTCGGCCGACGGAATAGCGACGGGCTCGATCTCGTCGGGTGCGAGGTAGTCCAGTTCGGTCGGGTGGCAGTAAGACGTGTCCGCGTAACCGTCGAACTGCACACGAACATAGTGAAGATTGCTGCCGCCCTCCTTCAGGATCGTCCCGAATTCATGGGTGACGGTGTGCTCGACGCGGCCGCCGATGACCGGACGGACACCGTAATAGCGGAAGATGTAGTCGTACTGGCCGCCCATCATGCACCTGCCCTTTCGGCTTCTGCGCGCAGGCCGGCGCTGGCGATGTGAGATGGGACAGGGCAGATATCGCGAACAGAAATGAACTCGCCCTCGCGCTGGAAGGCCGCGCCGCAGCTATAGCTACGGACGTGTTGCCAGCCCTCGGGATCGCCCCAGCCCGCGCTATCCTCTTCCTCACCACAAGCAGGGCAGCGAGCCAGCCGGCCGCTGGCGAAGAATTCGCGGACAGTCATGTCACCGGCTCCTCGTCGTCGGCCGTGGCGCTGATGGCCTTGAAGCCGCCGACCTGGTTGATCGCCATGCAAAGGTAGGCCACCACGGCGAAGACCTCCTCATCGGGGCGCTCGCCGTTCACGTCGATCGTCATGACCTCGCGGCCCCGCGCGTCGCGCAACACGCCGAGTTCCTCACTGGACGGCAGCAACGGAAGTTCGACGTTGTGTGCGAGCAACGCGGCCACGTAGCCGGCCGGCGTGACGGGGTTTTCGTAGACGACTTTCGCCATGATCCGGCCCTCACGCCTTCCCGAGCGAGCTTTCCAGCTCGGCCGGTTCGATGACGAATTCCTCGCCTGCAGAGGAGATCGTGACGCCTGCGATCAGCCGGGCCTTGTCGGGATCAGCAAGCATCGCATCCTTGTTGATCTCCTCCTTGACGCGCACGAACTGAGGAAAGCCCACTTTCTTGCAGGCCTCGATGACGGCTTCGACGGCCCGGATCGACACGCGAGGCGGGCGGAGCTTCCAGTTGATGCGGCCGGTTCCGAAGTCGTGATATTTGACCTTGCCGTCACTGGTGAGTTCCAGGCGCCGGGCCTCGCAAAACGCCTGGACACCCTGCTCGTGCTCGGCGAGTTCCGCCGCCAAATCGGCGGAACCCTTCTCGAACTTCTCCCCGGCGAGCCTGATCGTTTCGTCCGCGGCGGCACGGAGCTGCTGGATCTCGCGGCGAAGGGTGCCGATACGGCCGATCGCAAACACCGCATCCTCCCGCGACTGGGGAACGCGGGCGAGTGCTTTGGCCTTTTTCTTGGCGGCTGATTTCATGTTCAATGTCCCTTTAAACGTCGGTTGAAGAAGGATTAGGAGCAACGCGGATGCGGCTATGTGGGCAGCCCGAGCGGCAGCCCTGGTACATGCGCACAGCATTGGAGGAGGCCGTGGAGAACGGCCGTTTCTGCCAATTGGAGCAGACGTCGCGCCCGATCTCCGTCGAAAGGACGGGGCAATGCACCGTCTCTGCCATCAGGGCGCCGCGCACGACCGCTTCGAAACGGACGATGTCGCCCTTTTCGTAGTTGTTGGAGAGGACGAGGCTGACGGCCGTGCTAGAATAACCAAGCTTCTTGGCGACAGCCGACTGCGTCTCCGCATTGCAGGCCTCCGCCAGGATAACGATCCAGTCCGGCATCGTGTCTCCCCAAGCCGAACTCGCCTTGGCGATATTGTCGAGTTTCTGCGGAGCGCTCACGCCAGCACCTCCGTCGCCTCTGCCGGCCCGAACACTTCCTGGCGGTTCGGATCGAAAACCAGTTTCGTGTGCAGGATCATGGGAGCCTGGGGGCCGGTGTTCATCTTGGGATCAAGCCGCCATGTGCCCGGCGTGCCTCGCCTGCCTCCGTCGAGCCGCAAGAGATATCCTGCGGCGCTCAGCATTTTGATGTAGGCTTTTGCCGTATTCAGCGAGATCGCCACGTCGTCCGTCTGGCTCCAATGCACCAGATCGCGACACGTAAAGCCGCCCCGACCGACAGGCCCCCGAATGAGGTTCCACATGCAGCGCGTTGCCGGCTGACTTTCGTTGATCGTGCCGTCGCGTCGGAAACGCGGCGCGGCTGACTGGATCACCAGCGCCCGGTACTGAACGTCGATGGCAAGTGGTGCCGGCGCGACTTCCTCAATAAGCCCCGCCTTGTGGAGGTAGCGCACGAAATTGCGGACTGTGGCGATGTCGCGGGCGTTCGACGCCCCATCGATGTCACGAATGGAGAAGGTAAGCCCGGCACGATGGTGCTCCATGATCACCGACCAGAAATGATCGTTGCCACGCAGCGGCTGTTTTCCGTTCTGGACCTTCAAC